GCCCGCGCAGGGCGGCCAGGAAGGCATCGGCGCGCGCCGCCGCACCGTCCGTCAGGTCCAGGCTGAGCTCCGCTGCCCAGCGGTCGCCGGCGCGCGCCAGGCGCTGGGTCTGACGCGTCAGTTGCGCCGGGAAGAGCGCCGTCAGCGTCTCGACGAACAGGGCGCTCGCGGCGATGGGCACGCCGGCCGGCCAGTCCCGCGCGTCCATCACGTCGGCTCCGGCAGGACTTCGACGAAGGACAGCGACCAGCTGCTGCGGCGCGGCGGGCGCGTCGGGTTGCGTCCGGCATCGTCGGAGGTCAGGCGCATGACGATACGCACGTCGCTGGTCACCAGCGGCCCCGCGGTGACCGGCTCGCGCAGGCGCGGCTCGATCGGCACGCTGGCGGTGCCGCTGCCGTCGGCGTCGACTTGCTCCGTGACGATGTGCCCGCGACCGGTCGAGGTCTGGATCATGTCACCGGGCAGGAGGACACCCGTCGCGTTCGGCGTGCAGCCGGAGAGCGACAGGGTGCGCCCGCTGCCGCCGGAGAGATGCGGATCGCCGGCCAAGGAGCCGCGTGCACTCAAGGTGCGAAAATCGGGCAGCAGGACGGCGCCGGCCGGACCGCGCAGCCCGGCGAGCAGGGCGTCCAGCTCGCGCGCCAGGTCGCCGCCGCGTTCGATCTCGATGGCGCTGACCCAGCGCTGGCCGTCGCGTTCGAGCACCTGCTGAACATTGGTGTAGGGGTTGGTGAAGACGACGGAGAGGGTCTGGATATAGAAGGATTGCGTGCGGGGCCGCACGGTCAAAGGCCAGGGGGTTGCCATGGGGAAGGGCCTCCTCAGCCGAACCGGCCGCCACGGCGGCGGTAGTCGTCGACGACCCGCCGACGCGCGATTTCCGACGAGGTGCGGACGATGCCGGGCACCTGCTGCGCCAGGGCCACGGCGACGGCCCGCTCGACCCGCGCTTCGATGTCGCCTTCGCTATCGGCGCCACGCGCGTCCACCTGGATCACGTACGTATCGCCGCCGCGTGCGGGTGGGGCAGTCTGTATGCCTGCCGGGGCAGGCTGCTCGTCCAGGTCATCTGCAGCGCGGACAGCGTCGGCTTGGCGCCGGTTCAGCACCATTTCGCCGGTCTGCAGGATCGCCGGCACCTCATCCGGAGCCAATCGGGGCAGCGTTCCGCTGTGCAGACGTGGAGCATCGGCGAACAGGTGGGCAGGTGCCGCCCGATGGGGTTGGGCCCTGTCGGGGTCTCCGACCGTTCCCCCGTCGTGAAAAATGCCGGCGAACAGACTGCCGGTCAGACCGCGAAGGCCGGCCGTGGCCGCGCTGGCCAGCGGTTGGGTTACCGTTTGCCGCAGGACCAGACGCGCAAAGTCTTCCGCCATGCCTTCCGCCATGGCGCGCCAACGCAGCCGGCCGCGGAAGGTCAAATCAATCAACGCGTCCTCGAAGCGACCGAAGCTTTGCAGCGCAACCCCCTCAAGATGACCTAGGGCGCTGGTCGCCGTTTCCACCAGTCCGGTCATGGCGGAGCCGGCGGTATCGGCCGCCCGTAGCCCCTCGTCGCCGATCCCAGTGAGCGATTGAGACAGGCGCGTGGAGGCTTCGGTGGCCTTTCCCTCGAGCCGGTTGAGACTGTCGGCGCCGACGGCGCCCAGGTCCGTCAGTTCCGCGCGAACCTGGTCGGCGCCCTGCATGCTTAGCCGGACGGCGACATCGAGATCACCGGCCATGGGCGGCCTCCTTGAGATCGAGCGGGTCGGCGGATCGCGTTTGGGTCAGACCGGCGCGTAGACCGGCTTCGGCAGCGGGGTGAAGAGCGGCCACCGCGACGGCGTCGAGACCGAGTGCTGCCGCACGGGTCAGAATGGCTCCGACGTCAAGGCCGATTACTTGGCCGTCTGGACCGAACCGCATTTGGCTGTGCGCGCTCAGCAAGAGCTGCCAGAATTCGAGGGATTCGAGGCTATCGGGGTAGTGTTCAAGGTCTGGGCAGAGCCGCCCATCGGGGCCGGGCCGGCCTTGGCTGCAGGGGAGGTCGGCATCGCGGCAACCCCGGCAATAGGCCGCGCCGCCGCCGAAATGCCAGCGCGCGCGGCCGTACAAGCGTTTTTTTCCGCGTCCAGGAAAGCCTCTGCGGACAGAGCCGGGCTGACCACGCGTTCGGCGAAGGCGGTCGCGACTGGATACAGGTCCATCAGGGCATCCAACGTTGCGGGTGAGACCGCGAGCGGCTGCCCTTCGGTATCTCCGACGCCGCGCCAGTCCCGGATCACCAGCCGTGCGACGGTCTTAATGAAGGCGGTTTCCCGTGCGGACGGTGTTTCCGGGGCATCGGGACCGTCGAAAGCGGTGTGGCGCGCTGCCGAGAGGACGGCGGTGGTGACCGGCGCCGCCTCGATCGAAAGGCCAGGCAAGAGTTCGATCCAGGTCGGATCGCGGCTGAGATTGAGACGCAGCATGGTTCGTGCGGACCTTTCTCTGAAGTCAATAGGTTGCGACGTCGTTCTTGAGGGTGATCGTTATCGGATCGCTGCCGTCGGGCGTTGCGGCTTGAAAGTCGAAGGTGGCCTCGACCCCGGCCGGACCGGAGATGGGCATGCGCGGCAGTGGCAGATGGACCGCCGGCAGCGCGATGGTCAGGGCCTTGCTGGCGTCCAGGGACCAGCCAAGGGTGAGATCGATCGGCGTGTCGCCGGTGGCGGCGTCGATCAGGGTCATGTCCGCGAAACGGGCGGTGATGCGACCACTGATTGCCAGCACGCCGGGATCGATGCCGTCGATCTTGCCGTCGCTGCGGATGGCGCGGACGGGGTCCAGCCGGTTGTCGATGGTCACCTCGGCTGCGGTGATGTGAGCCAGCGCGGCGTCGCCATGCAGGATACTTCCCTGGAATTGATGAAACCGCTGGAAGGCCCGGGTCGTCGGCGTGCCCCCCGTGGACGCTGCGGCATTACTCTCGCCTTGGGCGATCACGCGGGCCGTCGCCATGGCCCGGCCGCCGGGCGACCAGGCGAAGGCGAGGGACCCGACCATGCAGCCGACATGCGTGAAATACCGGGGAACGTTGGTATGGCCGATCTCGATGGTGAAGGAGGGCAGGGTGTCGCCGCCGCCGGCGAAGATGTGGGTACGGTCGGGATCACCCGAGGTGGCTGGGGCGCCGAGCAAGCCTTTGAGCCAGAGTCCGATGTTGCGCAGGTCAACCGGGATGGCGATCTCGCCTTCGTCGCTGATCAGCCCGCGCGACGGCGCTGCCGGCTTGCGCCCGAGGCCGAGCACATCGTCCTCCTCGAACGGCTGTTCGGCGCCCAAATCACAGCGGATAAACGGCAGCTGTGCATAATCGCCGGCAGCGGCCTGGCCATATTCGGCCTCCTGCAGGGCAAGCAGCTGGGCGGTGGAACCGGTGGCACGGGGCATCGGTCGCGAACTCCATCCAGAAAGGTCAACGGGGTCGGTGGCTGCGGCGGTCGTGGCCGCCCACGGCGCGGTTCGGCTTACGCCGCGCGTTCGGTCCAGGTGCTGAAATCGAGCTGGTCGAACACGGCCTCGGCGGTCACGGCGACGCGTCGGCCCTGGCGGTAATCCAACGGTGCGAAACCGGAATCCGGCGTCCAACCGGCCAGAGCGGCGTGAATGGCGTCACGCAGGGTTGCCTGCCGTGCCGCGGTCCGACCGCCGCGACCGTCGCCGCCGTCTCGGCTGACCAGGACGATGCCGTAGGTGACGGTGACCAGCTGGCTGAAGGCGGTCAGTTCGCCGTGGGTCTCGGCGTCGTCGCCGAGCCAGAGGACGAAGCCGGCAGGCAGGCGTTGGGGCAGCAGGTTGCGTTCGATCAAGGGTTGGAGTTCGGCCACGCCATGCACCGAGGCGAGGCCGGGTACTTCTCCGGTCAAGCGTACCGTCAGCAAAGGCGTCAGATCGGTCACGGTAGCGGACCTCCGGCGAAGGGAAGAACAGGCGGGCGTTCTCGTCCGTCGGCGCGGCCCAGGGCGGCGGCGACGTGATTGGAGAACATGGCTGCGAGGGCATGCCGGTCGTCATCGTCGATGCCCAGGAACGGCCGCGGCGGAATGCGGACGGACTGCTTGTGATACAGCGGTCCGCTCGAACAGATGCGGAAGCGCAGGCCCGCCGACGTATTGGCATGGATCACGGCGCCGAACTGATGGGTTGGGGCGTACGGAACGGTTGTGCCGAGAGTCAGACCGTTGGGGCCGATACGGGTGCGGAAGGAGCGGCGCAGACGTCCGGTCTTGGTCAGCGTCTGTCGCCCTTCGCAGCGGGCGGCCAGGCTCTGCGGCCATTTTCGGCCGTCGGGGCCGCTTTCGGTGGCGAAGCGGTGTTCCAAGCTGTCGAGCAGATGACGACCGGCAGCCCGAAGAAACGGGACGAAGCCTTCCAGGGAGCCGGCCATGGCTGCGAAGCGGCGGGCCAGCGCATCGGCGTCGAGGTGAAGGCGCAGGTCTGCCATGGCTCACCATCCTCTCAGGCTGTCTCGGGAAAACACGCGCGGCGCCGTCTCCAGGCGGACGGTCTCATCGGCGGTGGACGCGCGACCGGTGTCTTCACCTGAGCCTGTGGCCAGGGCGATGCGGCCGGCTGCCACCTGTTCCAGCCAGCGCACGGCATCCTTGTGATCGGTGGCGACTTTGTCGGGTACGTGTTCGACATGCAGAAGGTAATACGCGATCACCGCCGCCTGTCGCCTTAGCGCGGACGGAACCGGGCTGAGCGGCAGGGCATAGCGGACGTCCAAATAGCCGTCGATCAGGGCCGCCGCGTCGGCCAAGGCCTGGCCGACGACGCCCTGGTCGATACTGCCTGCCGGTGGATCGGCTCGGTCGGTCAGGTCGATCAGACGGCTTTCGCTCGAAAGCTTCAAGAGATCGTCCAAAGTGGCATAAGGCATTCTTACCCCAATCTGTCGCCACCAAGTCACAAAGACACGATAGCGAATAGACGTGCTATTTTGTTCTTCGTGTCTTCGTGCTAGCGTGGTGGATTATACCAGCCAGGGGGTGACCAGGAGTTCGGCACTGTTGCGCCAGATATTGGTCTTGCCGCCGGTTGTGCGTTCGGCCATTAGAACCTCGCGCGCGGCCTGTTCGAGGCTGGGCGGCACCACCAGCAGATTGGGCCGGATGCCGAGGGGACGGCCATTGTCGCCGGTCAGGCCGAGCATGCCGGCGCGAGCGGCGGCGTAATTGACCGCGGTCAGGTCCTGTTTCGAGGCGTACGCCAGCTGCCACAGTCCATAGCCGGCGTTGACCCGCGCGTCGACGCCATAGACGAACTCGGCCTTGCGGAAGACGTGCTCGTCATCCTCGCGGTCGAGGGCGATGAAGCGATAGTCACGGCGCTTCTGGAAAATGACCGGCTTGACCATGCGCGTGGTGTCGAGCAGGAACCAGGGTGTCCCGGTACCGCCGCCGAAATTGGAGACGCTGCTGGTCTCGCCTTCGGGTCCCGTTAGCGGATGCGCGGCGCTGAAGAAGGGCTGGCCATCATAGCACAGGCCGGCAAATCCGTCGCCCAGCATGCCGAAGACCAATTCGTCGGGATGGGTCCGGGCATCCTGGCCCAGCTGTGCGACGATGGGCGCGTACACCCCGTATGTGTCATCTTCAATGTCGTTGCGGCGGACCGCGACCGTGTTCTCGAAGTCCTTGTTCTTGATGCTGAAGTCGTGGGCTTCGAGATTTTGAATCAGTCGGTCGCCGAGCCATTCGCGAAACCGTGTCGTGCTGCCCAACCAGCCATAATGCTCCGTCCGCGAGGACGAGGCGACGGTCATGGCGACACGGTCGAAGTCGCTCTGGGTGTTCTGGAAGGCATCGTTGAAGACGGTTTGGAAGCCGGTGTAAAGGGTCGCCAAATTGGCCTGATTGATCAGCATGTCCGTTCCCTTATTGCAGCGGGTATTCGTGGAAATTACGAGCGCAGGATCGCGAAGGTGACCACCGGATCGGAAGCGAAGGTCAGGGTGACGCCGGCGGCGTTGACCGTACGCACGGTGATCTGATCAGGACCGGTGACGCGGACGGTGTGAACGGCACCGTCGAGGCTGTCGGTGATCTCTTGGCCGAGCACCAGGTCGCCGGCCTGGACCCCGGTGACGGTGACCGTGTCCTCGGCCGTGAGCGTCGGGCCGAGCGGTGAGGTCAGGCCGGTCAGGGTCTGCTGGAACGGCCCGAGGAAGCCGAGATTGCCGCGGGCGGTGCTGGTGTTGCCGACATCGCTCAGATTGTTGGTGGCGACCAGGCCACCGTTGGCCGACACCGCATAGTGCCAGCCGCTGGCAACCCAAACCCCGACGGTGTCGACATCGACGACGATCCCCGCCGGACTGCGCGTGCCGGTGCCATCGGTGCGCGCGACGGTCTGGTCGTCCACGGCGAAGCAGGCGTTGCCGATGTCGGCGATGGTGATGGCATCGCCGCCGGCGGCCTTGGCCCAGCGGAAAACACCACGCCGAACCAGCACCGTTCGGTCGCCCGCCTGACCGCCCGTGTTGTCGACGGCTTCTTCGGCGCGGCCGATGGTGCGTTTACCGGCGGCCGTGCTGGCCGGTTCTGCATGGCCGGCGCTGTCTAGAACCACCAGCGCGCCGGTGTGGATTCGCGTGTCGGCAGCGACGCCGAACGAGAAAAGATCGCCGTCGCGCAACGGCGTGTTACGGTCTCGGATCAGGGCCGTCATGGGCGAGGCTCCGCGGTTTGGGTCTTGGCAAAGGCTTCCGGGGTGATGCCGAGATGGCTGCACAAGGCGAGGGTCGCACCATCGGCGGGGCCGCGGCAGCCTGAAGGGACGGCAGCCGACGGATGGCCTGCCAGGCGGCTCTTCCCGAACGGCAGCAAGACCGGGCGGTTGCGAAGCACGCGGCGGAAATGGTCGGGCATGCGCGTGGCCATGGCGAGCAAGGTCTCGCGTTCCACCGGGAGCGCACGGCCCTGCGCAATCAGGCCGTCCACCTGATCCGCCACACGCTGCTGCGTCAGCGTCGTCACTTGCTCTTGCAACGCCGCGACATCGGCCGAGAGCGCGCCGGCTGCAGAGGTTCGGCTCTGGATGGAGGTTGCGATCTGCTCGGGTGCGGCATCGTGGGAAAGCTGCAACGCCTTGCGCACGGCGGCGAGGCAATCGTCGGCCTGCTCGAAGGCCGCCCTCAGCTGGCAGGCATAGGTCACGATAGCGGCCTCGCTGGCGGCATCGGGCAGTCCGAAAATCTTGGCCAACTGCTCGGCCAAAGGCGTGGTGTCGGTCGTGTGGGGAGCCGTCGCAGCGTCGGACGGACGCCGGTCCGGCGAGGGATCTGGGTCTGACGTTGCCGGGCCAGTGGAGGGAAGCGCGTGCAAGGCCACGCGCGGGGCGCCGGTGCCGCCGTCGCCATGGCCGCCGTTGCAGGTCGCCAGGGCGGTCAAGGGCAGGTTCGGCTTATTGGTCAAGCCGCCGCCCAACACCCGTATGACGCGACCGTCGGCATCGTGTTCGAACACCGGGCTGAGGGCGGTGAAGGCGCGTTCCGCCAGCTTGCGGCGCGCCGTCTCGGTCCAGCGGACGGTGCCCCAAAGGCCCGGTGCCCTGCCACCGGTTGCTCTGGTCTGGGCCGTCGAATCAGGAATAAATTCAAGGCCCGTGAGAAAGCCGGCATTCTCGGCACCGGCGCCATGGTCCGCGCCGATCCAGGCGGCATGGCCGTAGTCGATCCGCGCCTGCCCGGCATCGATCCGCGCCTGACTGGCCTGGATGACGCGGGCAGCATCGTCCAAACGGTAGGGGCCGCGGCCGTCGAAGCCCCAGACTTCGCCGGCGGGAAGAAGATGCACGCGGTCTGGGACGGCATCGAGATCGGTCCAGCTGCTTGCGAGCGCAAGCTGTCGATTGGGTGTATGCACCATGGGAATGCGATCGCCTCTGCTTGGGTCGCTGTCTCATGAAGCAGGATATATTCCTAGGTAAGAGCCGAAAGCAAGCTGGCAGAAATGCCGAGGTGTGTTTAAGGATTTTAGGTAAGACAGACGCATACATGAGTATGCAGGTGGCGCGGCATGAAGTGAATAATCGGGATGTTATTGTGATAATAATCCAAAGCGAATGCGGCGTCACTTCGATGTTGCAATTACCATAATTGCGGCACCGAATAAAAGCGAAACGCGTAAAAGAAGAGACGGGCGCTTTTGATGGATTAGCGAAAGTCACATCAGCAAATCAGATCCAGCACACAAAAGCTTTGAATCGAGTGTGATGACTCATTCATTTAGGAAGCAAATGATTGAGTCATCACACTAGTGCACCGACTGAGACAGTAGGTGCACCTTCTATCTGCCGGGTGCCCTAGCTAGGTCTTTGTTTTTGCAGCGATCGATCAGACAGAAGCTGACCTTCGCCCGAATCTTCCGTCTGGATCGCTGCACTAGAGCATTTTCCGTTCGACCTGAATCGGAAAATGCTCTTACCTATTTGTTTTGGCGAGCAGAGTCAGGCTCTCAGGTGTTCCATTTGTTCGCGATCTGCTCTAGCGAGGCGCGCATCAGGTCAGATCGTCCATGCCCGCATAAATCTCGGCCAAGGGTACGGACACGCCAACCGACCGGAGCGTGACGCTCTCCTCGTCGCGGATCGTGTCGCTGATCCATCCCGCTTCACTGCGCCGATGCACCTCGACCTGTCGGACGTCCTGCTCCACCAGTAGAATTTCCTGCAAGGAAGGAAGCCTCTTATAGTTGCTCAGCTTTTCGGTCCGGTCTTTATGGCGGGTTGACGGGGACAACACTTCGATCACGACAATCGGAGCATCCGTGGTGTTAGCCTTGGCCGGAGACCCGATCAAGCAGATGCTGATATCCGGGTAATAATAGCAATTGGCAGACTCAATCCGAACACGAATGTCATTCGCATAGACGCTATATGGTGTTTTCCTCAGGCGCTGGCCAACTTGGATCATGATACTTGTTACAAGGGTGGCATGGGCGAAGCTGGCACCGATCATGGGGTCGATCCTGCCGTCGACATATTCATGCTTGCCATCCTCGCGGGACAGAGTGTCCTCAAATGCCAGATAGTCTTCCGGCGACACCAGAGTGTCGAGATTGACAGGTCCCACAGCTGCGCCTCCAGACTTGGATCGCTTTCCTATCCTCACCACGAAAAAAACGCGCTAAAGCCTCTTCCGAGTTGAGAACAAAATGTGATCGAGCGTTTGTAGCGACCAGGGGGCTTCGCCCCCTTTCTAAACCCCAAGCCCCCGCCCCCTTGGACTTCGGCGGTGTGGCCGGGCTGAAGCCACGGCCCGGCTGCCGCCGGCCGGGGCGGGGAAACCAACCAACCAAAAGGTAAAAAGGGTAAAAACCAAAAGGTCAAGAACTCCTCAGCAGGCGGAACCCCAAGAGGCTGTACCTGTAGCCGGGCGAGTCGTAGCTGCGGTAGGCGCAACGCGCGGCCCCCGCAAAGCTGAGCCAGGAACCGCCGCGTACCACGCGGTTGGAGCCGCCATCCGAATATATAGGGTTCCGGCTGCTGTGGCTGCTGTAAGCGTCGCTGTCGTACCAGTCCTGAACCCACTCATAGACGTTCCCGCTCATGTCGTGAAGACCAAGGCCGTTCGCCGACTTCCCGCCGACAGGGTGCGTCTTGCCGCCACTGTTGCCGTCGTACCAGCCAACCGAGCCAACACTGCTGCTGCCCGAGAACTTCTCCGGACGGCCGCCGCTCCGGCACGCGTATTCCCACTCAGCCTCGCTCGGTAAACGAAACGTCGCACCGCTCTGGCTGTTCAAACGACGGATGAAATCCTGAACGTCGTTCCAAGAAACCCGCTCAACAGGATGGTCGTCGCCATTCTTGAAACCCGACGGGTTGTTCCCCATCACGCGATGCCACTGCCCTTGCGTAACCTCATACTTTCCAAGCCAATAACCATCCAACGTCACACGATGAACAGGCTTCTCGTCATTGCTGCAATCGCTCGTCCACGACCCACACCCCATCTCAAACGTCCCGCCTGGAACCCAGACAAACTCCATACCCGTAACTGAGTCACGCCAGGTCCGGCCGCTACCGCCCTGGTCAGGATAAATACCGACCGCCGGCTGAACCTCGGGACGAACAACCGCCGACGGACGCGATGTCGGCCTTGACGCCACCACCGGTGCCTGCGCGACCTGTTGCTCAGAAAGCGCAATCACGTTCTCCGCCGTTGGAGCACACCGACCCGACGGAAAACGAGCAAGATAAGTCTCAGCCGCCGTCGCCGTCCCGGCTTGCATGAACCGATCGCAAGCCTCTTGGTCAGGGTCGGGGCGCTCAGGTACCGCTGCGACCGCCGCTGGTTGTGGCCGCGCCACCGGCCGAGCCTCGCCAGGCACAAAATAGAAATCGCCCACAAGCGATGAGGACTCCCAAGGAACCTGCTTTTCTGCTGTTGACGCCAATACCCGGCGACGGACCTCCTTGAAGGTTTCCTCCACCTTTAGACCCGGCTCCGAAAGCGCCTGAACAAGCGCTGACGTAAATGGGCTGTGTTGCCCATCGCCATCCGCAGCAACCTTGCCCGGTGCCGTCGAATAGGCGATCAGCGTATCACGTGGTGCATCCATCCGAGCCAACCCACGGTCCGGTGAGCGGAAGCTTCGTGCATAGGGATTATTGCGGCAGGCATCCAAGATCAGAAGATTGACCTTGTTCTGACCGTAATGCATTTGACGGAGTACATTGTCCGCGCGAACCGCCTCAATATCAACATCTGCTTCCGTGTCGATGTTCGCATTCACCGGTACAAGGTAATTCTGACCGTTCACCTGTAGGCCATGTCCCGCGTAGAAGAAAAGGCCGACCGCTTCCGCGCCGGCCTGCGTCAACCGCTTACCAAAGTCCCGAATCGCTCCCTTCAAAGAGCGCTGATCCGCGTCATAAAGGCTCTCGACGTCAAACCCCAGACGCGCGAGCGTCGTGCTCACCAACCGTGCGTCATTAACTGGATTGCGAAGAGGCCCAACTTGGTAGTCGCTGTTCCCGACAACCAGAGCCAGACGCGGACCGTCGTCCTCCGTTGCTCTTGATATTCGAGCGAGCCCGCGATCGTCGAGCGGGCGTGTGGCATAACCGACCGAACCGTTGCCGCGCGCGCTGCTGCCACTGTCCGTCGTCTTGCAGCCCGTCAGGCCGAAACAAAGGAGAATTAAGAATGCAATCAATCCAGTTCCGCACCTGAGCATCCCGCCCTCCAATTCTGCCGATCGCCATTCCGACCCGAAGTCACCGCAATGCTGTTCAACGTAATCGAAATGGCTGCACTATGGCGAGACGGTGCGACAGTTTCGAAACGAAGGATAGGCGTCGGTTTCACCTGGGCTCACGTCCCCACTCGATCTCGAACGCAACCTTCCGTTGGCGAGCCACCGTCATCATCGTTCGGAGACTTTCCTTGGAATACGGCATGGTTGGCCGCCCAAGCCGATTTCTTGCGACGTGAAAAACTTGCAGCGGGCCCGTAGACGCGACAGGATCGCAAAAACCATCCTGACCAGGGGCCCCATGCTTCCGGCACATCCACCGGCGGTCCCGCCACCTGACCCCGGCCTTGCGCCGGTCGAGCTTCCCGTCCTGGTGCTCGCAACGCGGCAGGCCGTTTGGCTCGATCGCTCCGGGACCGCCGTCGTCCTTACGATGGAGGATGCCGCACGGCGCGCTCTCTCCGCGACTCCGCTGCTGTGCCATGCCGGGGCGACCGCCCGGCGCCTCGGCGTGCAGCGCTTCCCGTGTTACGACCTTCTGGAGCTGTTCACGTTCGTCCGCCCGGGCCGACCCTGCCTGCCTACGCCCAAGGGGCTGGCGCGCACGCTGGGACTGCCGGTCCCGAAGACCAGCCAGGAGCAAGCCGTTGCATTGCGCCGGGCCGCGGCGGCGCTATTGGCCGCGGTGTCGCACGGCGACGTCGTTGCCGCCGAGCGCTCCGATCCGGTCGCGATCGCCTGGCGCATGGGCCAGCACGGCTGGCCCTGGGCGTC